TTCAAACCTTCTCTCCCTGAGACCACCAGTACGGTGCCAGATTCACCATTTAATAAACCTGATACGCTTGATTTCGATGCAAAATGATACGGAAGTAAAACAGACACCACGAGGGGTCGGGTTAATTGGCAGCACTGAGCCTAGAATTCACACGCCTTTATTAAAAGGTTTATCAAAATCACAAGAAGTAGCTGATCTAGCTGTAAAAATAGGCATGCCGTTGATTCCCTGGCAACGCTGGGTGCTAGATGATCTATTGACTATTGATGATCAGCAAATGTGGATCAAACGATCTGGGTTGATTCTTGTAAGCCGACAATCGGGGAAAACGCACTTGGCCAGAATGCTTATTTTGTCTCATTTATTTCTGTGGGGCAGTAAGAATGTATTGGGCATGTCTTCTAACCGAAACATGGCATTGGATACTTTTAGAAATGTTGCTTACACAATAGAAGACAATCAATTCTTAAAAGACCAAGTAAGACAGATACGCCTGGCCAATGGGCAAGAATCTATAACCCTGCTTAATGGCGCTAGGTATGAGATAGCCGCTGCTACTAGAGATGCACCCCGTGGTAAGACTGCAGACTTCTTGTATTTAGATGAATTACGTGAGTGGTCAGAAGAAGCCTTTACAGCTGCATTACCAGTAACACGTGCAAGACCTAACTCAATGACTTTAATGACAAGTAATGCTGGTGATGGATTTAGCACAGTGTTGAATGATTTAAGGGAACGCTCTTTATCCTATCCGCCTGTGACTTTAGGTTATTACGAATGGTCAGCGCCACAGCACTGTAAAATACATGATCGTAAAGCCTGGGCTATGGCTAATCCAGCATTAGGATATTTTGTAACTGAGGAAACCCTGGAAGAAGCTGTAAATACAAACAGCGTAGAAGCAACACGTACTGAGATGTTATGTCAGTGGATAGATAGCGCAGTCAGTCCTTGGGTGTATGGATCTATTGAAGCATGTAGCGATAGCACACTAGAGATTCCTGTCGGACCAATGACTATAATGGCCTTTGATATTGCACCTACTAGAAGATCAGGTGCTTTAATAATGGGCCAGATGAAAGATGGCAAAATAGCAGTTGGACTTGCACAGCTCTGGCATAGCGATATAGCAATAGATGAAATTAAAATGTCAAGTGATATAAATGAATGGGCCAAAAAGTATCATCCACATATAATCTGTTACGACAAGTACGCCACCCAATCAATAGCTACACGATTAGAGCAAAGCGGATGGCGCATGCAAGATGTATCAGGTCAGGCGTTTTACCAGGCATGCTCGGATCTATCCGATGCTATGGCTAACGGCAGAATGGTGCATAGTGGTCAGGCTGATTTAGTACAACACTTAAATAACTGTGCAGCTAAGACTAGTGATGCAGGCTGGCGTATTATCAGGCGTAAATCTGCTGGAGATGTTACAGCTGCTATATCATTGGCCATGGTTGTAAGTCAATTAAATAGACCGCAACAAACCGCACAAATCTTTGTGTAATTTGCACCAATAGTCCGATTTATGGTATAAAGTATACATATGGGTCTATTGTCTGCTTTGGGTATAAACAAAAAAACGGAATCCGTACAAGCGCAATACGCCCCTGCCATTATGGACACAGCTTATGGCTATGGTTCATTTACAACTGGTGTTGGTAATTTTCCTGGTGGATTAGATCGCAATTATGCGATGCAAGTACCTGCTGTTAGCCGTTGCAGAAATCTTATTGCTGGTGTAGTTTCATATCTGCCATTAAAACTTTACAAGAAGTCTAATGGTGAGGAGTTGGGGAACCCTCTTTGGCTCGATCAACCAGACTATCGACAACCACGATCCGTCACTTTATCCTGGACTGTCGATAGTTTGTTGTTCTATGGTGTTGCATATTGGCGTGTTACAGAATTATATGCAGACGATTTAAGACCATCACGATTTGAGTGGATTGCTAATAACCGAGTTACATTTACTACAAATAAATTTGGCACAGAAGTTAGCGCTTATTATGTTGATGGCGTTGATGCACCTATGTCTGGTATTGGATCACTAGTTACATTCCAGGGATTAACACAAGGTGTACTGCAAACTGCATCACGCACAATACAAAGCGCATTAGATATTGAAAAAGCTGCAGCCGTATCTGCACAGACCCCGATGCCAAGTGGTTACATCAAAAACACTGGCGCAGATTTACCAGAGCAGCAAGTATCAGGATTATTAGCACAATGGAAGCAAAGCAGATTAAATAGATCAACAGCATATTTAACATCTACTTTATCCTATGAAACTACAGGATTCTCTCCTAAAGATATGATGTACAACGAAGCGCAACAATACTTGGCAACTCAAATTGCTAGAGCCATGAACGTGCCTGCTTATTACATTTCTGCAGATATGAATAACTCAATGACTTACCAAAACATTATCGATGGCCGTAAAGAATTTGTTGCTTACTCACTGCAGCCATTTATCTGTGCCATCGAAGATCGACTATCTATGGATGATATAACCCCACGTGGCCACATTGTTAAATTTGCTATTGAGGAATCATTCTTACGTGCTGACACAATGAAGCGTTTAGAAGCTTTGGAGAAAATGCTAAATCTAGGTTTAATAGATATAGATGATGCAAAAGAAATGGAAAACCTAACGCCTAACGGAAGAGAAACAGAAGATGAAACTTACATTCAGTAGCCCTATAGAAGCTGCCGATACAGAACGCAGAGTTATTGCTGGCAAGATCGTGCCATTTGAAGAAGTAGGTAATACTTCTGTAGGTAAAGTTGTGTTTGCCAAAGGTTCTATTGAAATTGGAGATGCTGGCAAAATAAAAATGCTTATGCAGCACCGCCCAGAAAAACCTATAGGCCGCATGCAATCAAATTATAAAGAAACCGAAGATGGTATTTACGCTAGCTTTAAGATCAGTTCGAGCATGCAAGGTCAGGACGCTTTAATCCTTGCACAAGAGCAATTAGTGGACGGCCTGTCTATTGGAGTTGATGTAAACAAATCAATTCAGAAAAAAGATTATTTATACGTGACTAGCGCAACTTTAAAAGAAGTTAGCCTAGTCGAATCACCTGCATTTAGTGCAGCGCAAGTAACTAAAGTTGCTGCTAGCGAAAGCGAAGCAGAGACACCAATCGAAACTAAAGAAAGCGAGGCTCCTGTGGAAGATTTAGCAACAGCGCCACAAGAAGCAAAGGCAGAGGCTGCTACTCCTACAGTAGAAGCTGCTCGCCCAGTAATTACAGCACCACTTATTCAAACAACAATCCGTACGCCAATTACTTCTATGGCAAAGTACACAGAACACAAGATCAAAGCTGCTCTAGGAAATGACGAATCAAAACTGTACGTAACTGCAGCCGATGATTCATTTGCAACTAACCCTGCATTCAATCCAACACAATACCTAAGCGAGTTTGTAACTAACACACGCTTTGGTACACCTGCAATTGATGCCTGCAGTCAAGGAACCTTGCCTACATCTGGCATGTCAATTTCTGTACCATCTTTGGTTACCTCAGCTGGTGGTCAATCAGGCGTTGCACCAGAAGTAACTGTTGAGTTAGAAGCTGGCGCAGTACAAAACACAGGTATGGTTACTCAGTACCTAACAGGCTCAGTATCTAAGTATGCTGGTATGAACACACTCTCAGTAGAATTACTAGAGCGTTCAGATCCAAACTTCTATGCAGAACTTACAAAGCAACTTGAGTATGCGTATCTAAAGACTCTTGATACAACTGTCGCTGCAGCGTTAATTTCTGGCGGTACAGCTGCAACAAACACAACTGCTGATTTAGATGGCATCGTTACATTTGCATCAGAGGCAGCACGCAAGATTTACGAAAACACAGGTTACTTTGCACAGAACTACATCGCTAACCCAGCACAATGGGGTGCGTTGATTTCTGCACAAGACACAACAAAGCGACCAGTATTTACTGCATTACAACCAATGAACGCAGCAGGTCAAGTTAGCACTCAATCAATCCGAGGCAATGTACTTGGATTAGATTTGTATGTTGACAAAAACTTGGCAGCAACTACTTTTGATGATGGATCAGCAATCGTATTGGCTCCAGAAGCGTTCACTGTATATCGATCAGCACAGAACTTCATGTCAGTAAACGTAGTATCAAACCTACAAGTACAGGTTGCAATTTACGGATACATGGCAACAATTAACAAAATGCCAAAGGGTATTTACCTATATAACAAGGCATAAAAAACAAATCAATAATCTCTGGGGTTTAGTAGCCCTAGCCCCAGAGAGCTATTAGCAAAGGAGTAGAGATGGCAGCCATGTATGTAACTACAGCCGAGTTGAGGGCAAACCTTGGTATTGGCTCTCTCTACTCCGATGCAACTGTTGAGGA